TTAAAATAGCTTATTTATTTCTGCACGTGCTTTTTCTTGACCTTCGGCTGTTGAGTGAGTGTAAACATCTAAAGTCAAGTCAATGGTTGTGTGACCTAAAATCGCTTGTACGTCTTTAGGATTTACTCCAGCTTGGTTTAGCAGAGTAGCAAAAGTATGACGTAAGCCATGAATGGTTATACGCTTTAAATCTGTCTCTTTAGCATAAATTGCTTTTCTCCATTGATCAGGCTTGCTTGGTCTTAGAAAATCACCGTTGGCAGTGTGAAAAAGCTTATCAGACAAATCAGTTCTGTAGTGCTTTAGCTCAGATGCTAGTTTGTCGTCTAAAGGTACATAGCGTTTTTTATTACCTTTAGGTAATTGAGTTATATACGTGTTGTTCTCACCATAAGCGGTTGTACGCTGAATGAAAATTCGATGCTTGTTAAACTCAATATCATTCCATTCAAGTGCTAAGGCTTCACATTTTCTCATACCGGTTGAAGCAAGAATAGAAAAGTAGACGTATGAACGCTCGCTATAATTTTTAGCAGCCGTCAAAAAGGTTTTAATTTCGTCAGCACTATAAAAATTATGTGCTGTATCACGACGCTTTTTAACCGTTGTCTTTTTAGGTAAAAGGGAAGCTCTAGCAGGATTACGGTTAAGCAGATTAATGTCTATTGCATACTCAAAAATACGACGCATATACCAGAACAAAACCTTATAATTGACGTATTTTGCTGAAAGCTTTAGGAAGTAGTCCGCAATTTCAGCGGTTGTAATTTGATCGATATACTGATTACCAAAAGCATCCTTTAAATGAGTTTTATACATCGTTTCGGTTTTCCATAGTGTTGACTCTTTGACATCACGGCTATAAAAGGGCAACCACTTTTGGTAAAGTTCATCAAAAGTCATCTGCTTTTCTTTGATAAAGTCTTGTGCGTTTTGTGCAGCCATCTTTTTGTAAACAGCGTCAGCTTCTTCATAACTGCTAAAGCCACGGCGAGTCGTTTCAATCTTTTTGGTGCCTTTTATTCCTAAATACAGCTTAAACATGTACTTTTTCTTGCCGCTTTTAAGCTTGTATGGCTTAATTGCGGTATTTTTTCTTTTTGGCATAATTCTCACCTCCTTTCAATAAACTTATGTTCTTATAATGTGTGAAATATAAGCCCGCTTGCTCGGTGGAGTAGGCGAGCTTATATTGTTTATCTGTAAATTATATTTATTTGAGATGTGCGTTCATTTGTAGAAAATTCATTTTTAACAGTAAATACAAGTTTAGTCCCTTGAGAAACATTTATTTTATTTGTTGAAACAAGGGTTAAGGCCGTATTTTTGTGTGGCTTCGAAAAGTTTCTTTTAGCAATGTCTCTTATTTGAAAATTGATTTTTTCAGATGATGCTGAGGTACTAACGTCAAAATACTTATTGAGAAGAGCGTCAAGTACTACAGTGTTGTTTGATGTATTGTCAAAATACAAGGTTAACTGAATGTGATTATCAATATATGCTACCAGTGGCGATATATTACCCACGTTTTTAATATAGGCACCGCCGCGATTCCAAGTAATACCATGGATTACCGCTTCAGATGGATTTTCACCCCAAAATACATCATATTTATTTGCATTTTGATAAAACTTTTCATTTTTTACTTTTGCTGTTCGTAATGCTTTTTGATGTGACTTATATGCTTCTCTTATAGCTTTTCGCTGAGATGCGGAAGTATAAGGATTTTTATTATACGGAACGTCAGTATAATCCATAGCATTTTGTGTTTCTGGGGATGTTAGTGTCTTACTAGCTAATTTTCTGGTAACTCCAACCTCTTTATAAGCGCGAATTGTGACTTTTTGATGGTCAGATAGACCTACTGGATTATTATCAGAAATAGCAAATTTAACTGTTTTATGAGGTCTTGTTTTATCTTCTCCGTTACTTGATAAATGATCAATATGCTTAGTAGGCGGCATAATAATTGGACTGTTAAGTGTCAGTTCGTGCCATTTATTGCTTTTTACTTGATAAAAAATAAAATGATCATTCGCAAAATCTTCGGGACTAATTCCCTTATGACTGGTGTTAGTGAATTTACCATAAGCAATTATTTGTGATCCTGCTGAACTGTAATCAGAATTTTTCATATGCAGCGCTTCTACACTGGTTATCGTCATTTTGCCATTTCGATCTCTGTAAGTTATAGATTTTGAACCTGTATACGCCCTGTAAGTTCTTGCTGCATTTACTTGACAACTAGTAGTAGGTGCTGCAGTAGTACCTAAGAATGCAACTGAAATGATTACAGATTTTAACAATTTATGCTTCAATTTATTCCACTCCATATTTCAACAATTCCTCTTGAACTAGGTAATAATTGTCAGTGCCAATATACTTAGCCAAGTTCAACCAGTTGGCACTTGCTACGTCATTACCTAGGTCAACGTATTTCTTTATTTGTTCATGGACTACAAATGCTTTTGCACCGCTCTCACAGCATATGCGAGTTATAGGATTGTCTTTGTAGTCTTTTTGCGTATCATCGTCAGCTTCAGCATGACCAAGCTCATGTAAGATAACTTTTTCAGTTTCTTCATCTGACAAATTTTCCTTGACGACAAGAAGGTTAGGGTAACCATCAGGTGTGCGTGCAATGTAGCCTTTACCATGTGTAGGCCCATATTTAATTACTAAGTTATATTTTTTTAGTAAGTGTTTTAAATGGCTTTCCATATAATCACCTACTTTTGAGCGTCACGCTGACTAAAAAGGGCCTCTAAGTATTGCTTGATCAGCGCTCTATCATGATCATCCATAGGCTTTCCATCGTAAGAGTGTGCATTGTCCAGCATGGCTTCAAGATCTGTATTTGAGACTGAAGGTAAGTTAGGATTATCTGTTACACCCGTTAAATAATCAGTAGTTGTATTAAGTTTATTTGCTAATTGCTTCATAGTATTTATATCTGGCTCTCTTTTACCTTGCTCATAGTTAGAATAAGTTTGATAGGGGAGCTGAAATTCAGCAACAGCTCTTTTTCTAGTCCAGCCCATCGCTTTTCTAGCAGATGTTAGGCGTTCACTAAATACACTCATATTAGCCTCCTTATTATCCTATTTGAGTTAATTGTAGTTTTAATTATTCAATTTGAAAATAAAATTATTCAAAATGGATAAAAAAGTATTGACATGTGTTCAAAACGGAGTAATATATTATTTGTAAGTTGAATATCCGAAACGGATAATAAAAGGAGTGAGTCAATGTCAGTAGTTAAAGAAAATGCTAATGAAATTCTAAGAAGCTATTTAGAAGAGCATGGCATTAAGCAAAGCTTTGTTGCTCATAAAATGGGCATTAGCAGTCCCACCTTCAACAGCAGAGTTCAGGGAAGACTAAAGTTTGATGCTGATTTTGCCATTGCTGTGTCAAAGGCACTAGGCATTAAACCGGATATTTTTTTGAAGTAAAATTATCCAAAACGGATAAAAGGAGAAGATAGATGAACGAACTAGTAATCATGAAAAGCAAGCAAGCTTTAACAACCAGCTTGAAAGTTGCTGAAACTTTCAGTAAAGAACACAAAGTCGTAATGAGAGCAATCAAAAATTTGGCGGCACAAAATTGCACCGTTGAAAAAATGTTTGTTGAAAGTACTTATGTTGATTCTCGTGGTCACGAGCAACCAATGTACTACATGAATCGTGATGGCTTTACTTTGTTAGCAATGGGCTTCACTGGAAAAGATGCAATGAAGTTCAAGCTTGAATACATTGAAGCATTCAATGAAATGGAAAAAGCCATCAAAGAGCAAGAGTTACCGCAAACACCTGAAGAGAGATTAGCGCTAACGATGAAAGTTACTAGTCGACTTGATAAACGGGTAACCAATGTAGAAGAGAAAGTTGATTATTTAACCAACACATCTGAATTAAACGAAACACAACGTTATCAACTACTACAGGCAAGAAAGTCAAAAGTTATTCAAGCATGTGGTGGTGCAGATAGTAATTACTATCGTGAAAAGAAGGCTAAAAAGGTGTTTAGCCAATTCGGTAGAGACTTCAAGAAAGCTTTTAAAATTCCACGATATGACAGCTTACAGAAACAATATTTTGATGAAGCGATGAAGTTCACTAAGAATTGGTATCCAGATTTTGTATTGCAACGTGAAATTCAAAATGCTAATGCACAGACCAGATTAGATGTTTTATAGGAGAAATTAAATTGAAAGAGAACTTAAGAGACTGCTTAAAAGAGTTGATCTTGTTTAATGATCCAAGAAATACAAATTTTGAAGTAACAAATGAAGACGGAAAGTATCACAAAGCTACGATTAAAGATCTTCAAGAACTTAACTTAAGTGATTTGTATTTCATTGCTGATCTTTTAGGCATGAGCGACTTGTATTTAAAAGATGGTGAACACGATGAGCGACCTGCAAGAGGCAATTTACCAAATAGTCGTTAAGGAAGTAGCAAGAACTCAACCCAAGAGAGAAGAAAATTTTCTTAGCAAAAAAGATGCTGAAAAGTTGATCAAGAAGTACACAAAAAGATATGTGCTTCAAGAGTACTTGAATGCTACTGAAGCTGCCAATGTTTTAAGTATGAGCTTAACAACCTTTTGGCGATTTAGACAAGAGCATAACGTTCCTGTTTATGTAATTGACGGAATGAAGCGATACAAAAAGTCGGAATTGATTAAGTGTGTAGAAGATAACAGCGTACGAGGGTACGCATAGGAGGATATTATGCCAGATTTGGGCAATAGCAAGCTTGATCATGTATTGAGTTATATCTGCAAAGGATTTGAAAAAGTGCTGGAGTTCTGCGCCATTGCATTTTTACCAGCAGTTGTCATAGAGCAGTTATGTATCTACGGTACAACCCACCCAGATCAAGTAATTTCATTATTACTCGTTCTAATGCTGATTCTTTCAGCATATGGAGCGAAATTATTTAGAGACTGGAGAAAAGAGGACTAATGAAGCTATGGATCAAGTTTTTAAACGCTATCTATCAAGTAGACGAGCCGATAGGTACAAAAGACGCAATCAAAATCTTTTTGGCTGTAGCAATGCTATCAGCGCTTATTGCGGTAACTTTGCTAGGCTATCAACCGATCAGCGTAGTTTTTTAGGCATAAAAATAACTCTTTGATGCTGGCACACCAAAGAGCAAGAGAAACAAAAATACTAAGGAGATTATACCACAATGGATACTTACAAGTTAAATGATATTAACGCAACCGTTGGCATGTTTGGCAGCTATCCCAATTTTACCGAAGCTATTAGTGACTTGGTAAAGATTGATCCAAGATTACACATTGATAACCTTGATGATCTAATTGTTGCACTTACCGGACATGACATTGACGAAGACAAGGCTAGAGATCTTTGCATGGAAGAACTAGACGGTGAAGACGTTGACGATGAAGACCCCGAAGCCGAGTGGGGCGATGAAATGTATTGCCGTCAGGCTGGGAAGTAGGTGGCAGTTATGCATGACGCACAAGAATGGCTAGACGGAATCATCGCCGATATTCCCAACATTCGCAAAGAGATGTTAGACGACTGCCGCACTATGAAGACCTATGGCAAGGCAAAACAGTACGCTAAGCAGTTCAAAGTTGACTTTGAGGGTAATTATAAGGCTACGGCAGAAGAACAAGCACAAAGCTTATTTAACAGCCTTATCGAAGACGTGGTTACAGAACTCAATCGAGAATCCGATAAAGGTGAGATTAAACATGAATGAATTGAAGGAAAAAGAAAGCGTGTATGAACGCTTATCTAAGATTGACGTTAAGCCTTATCTAAATGAAATCAAAAGCAAGAGAGGATTCTCATTAAATTATCTAAGTTGGGCTAAAGCTTGGGGCTTAGTTAAGGCTATCTATCCTGACGCTAGTTACAAGATTAAGGAATATCCAAATTGGGTATCAACCAAGGACGGCCTGCAACAAGCCGGCACACTTGACTATCGTATTACTTCAGTTGGGTGCGAGGTAGAAGTTACGGTAAGCATTGAAGGCAATGAGTACACTCAAAAACTTTATCCAATGGACTACAAGAACGAGCCAATCATGAAACCAAACATTAAGGACATTAATAAAGCTCAATTACGGTGCTTAGTTAAAGCACTTGCCACAGCCGGACTAGGATTAAACGTTTATGCTGGCGAAGATTTGCCAAGCAATGAAACAGAAACAGCCACTAAACCCGAAAAACGTAAGCCTAAGCCAGTTGAATCTTTAACTCAACGCATTGCTAAGGCTAAACAATTTGAAGTCCAATACGGTGGCGGTAAAGAAAAGCTAGTTGATGTCTGCAAATGGGAAGAGCAAGGTGATCAGCAAGCTAAAGCATTCCTAGACAACTGGCGGACTAAATCCAAAGGCAATGAAGCAGCATATAACTTCATTAAGGATCAAGGATTACAGAAAGAGAGTGCTTAATCATGAAAGCAAGCTGGCTATTTAGCAAACACCCACTATTAGTAGATCAGGATTTGGCAACTGTAATTGGATTGAATGAAGCTATCGTGCTTCAACAGCTAAATTACTGGCTTCATTCAAAGAGTGCAAAAAAGATTGACGACAAATGGTGGATCTATAACACCTATGAAAATTGGAAAAAACAGAATTTTCCTTTTTGGAGTGTGGCAACCATTAGAAGAACGTTTAGCAGTTTAGAGAAAAAAGAAGTTGTAGTTTCAGCTAATTTCAATCGAGCTGGCTTTGATAAAACCAAGTGGTATTCGATAGATGAAGCTAAACTAAATCAATTGATGAGCAGTGCATGTGATCAAAATGAACAGACGAGTTGCTCAAATTGCGCAGATGGAACTGATCAAAATGATCACACCTATACCAGATACTACACAGAGACTACTTCAGATACTAACAAGAATAGCGATAAGTCACAGGTGACTTATCAACAGTCTCAATCAACCAAAAAAGAAGATAAATCTGAATCTATCCCTTATAAAGAAATTATTGACTATCTAAATCGAAAGACTGGTCAAAAATTAAAGTCCACTACTAAGATCTATAGACAGTTAATAAGGGCAAGGTGGGGCGAAGGATATAAGCTTCAGGACTTTAAGACTGTTATAGATAATAAAAAGCGTGAGTGGCAAGGAACAGAGTTTTGGAAGTATATGACACCTAAAACCCTATTTGCTTCAAGCCATTTTGACGAATATCTGAATGCAAATAAGCGTGAGACAAAAGAAAATAGAAACGGTGGCTTTAATATTGACAAAGAATCGCAAAAAAAGTTCTTTGATCAAATTGATGATAGTGAGCTGCCATTTTAAAGAGGTGATTTAATTGTCAAAAGCAAAACCAATCATGGATTATATGCGAATCCCTACTAAGAAAACTGGTGATTTTTGCCAAGTCCATACAGATATAGAATTAATTACTGACGTTTATAATCGTGCAAAGCCGTTTTGTCCGAAGTGTGCTGCAGAAAATATAGAAAAAGAGAAAACATCATTCGATAGAAGAATAACTAGAGAAACGATTACTAGATACATGTATCGCTATTCGCTACTTGATAATCCTTTGGAATGGAACAGTTCATTTGATGACTTTAAAGCAGAAAAAGGTACTAAAGAATTTGAGGTTAAACAAAAAGCCAGATTGCTTGCAGGTGCTTATTTAAAGAACACAGATAAAACAGGTCAGAAGCGTAAAAGATTTAACACCATTTTCTTTGGAAATCCTGGAACTGGTAAAACTCATTTAGCCATGTCGATGTTAAAGGGAGTTAATGATTATGCTGAACCACCAAAGAGATGTTTGTTTATCAACGTCAACACATTAATGGATCACATATTTAGCTCATTTAATAATCCAACGGAAATGTGGACTAAAGAATATTCGATAAAACTGATTGGCGATGCTGATTTAGTTGTTTTAGATGATTTAGGAACAGAAAGCTCTATGACTGATAAAGGGCAAGCTTCAGAGTTTGTACAGAAGCTGTTATACAGAATCAGCAATAGATCAACGGAATTAATCATCACAACTAACCTGTCACAACAGCAATTTAAAAGAACGTACAATTCAAAAATCATAAGTAGGCTGTTTGCTAATACAAAAAACTCAATCATAGATTTTTCAGGCATTACGGACAAGAGGTACTAATATGAAGAACAAAAATAAAGTAATTACTAATTCATGGATTGAAATATCGAGACTGTAAAATAGTTTGTGTAAGGATGAATGATTCCTTAAATTAATTTCTTAAAATATTAGAAAAAGGAGTTCCTTTCTCGTATGATTGGTTTGAACAAAAAAACACATACAGAAAGAAGAACTCCTTCATGAATGATTTTACCAAAAATATGGCACAAGCTCTATTCAATCAAGACAAAATAAACGATTTATTGCGCAAAGAACTCCAGCAAGCAGTTAATGACTTATTGGAAGCTGAACTGACTGCGTTTTTAGGCTATGATCCTTATGCCAGAACTGGCTGGAATACCGGCAATTCACGCAATGGTGCTTACTTTCGCAAAGTTGATACGCAATTTGGCGAGATTGAAATTCAGGTGCCTAGGGATCGCAATGGCATGTTTCATCAGCACACGCTGCCTGACTACAAGCAGCACTCCGATGTCTTGGAAAGCATGATTATCAAGCTATATTCTAAAGGCGTAACCACCAGAGAAATAGCCGACTTGATTGAAAAGATGTACGGCAGTCATTACAGCCCAGCTCAGGTATCTAACATCTCCAAGCAGATGATTCCAAAAGTTGAGGCCTATCATCAGCGCAAACTCAGTGACAAGTTCTTCTGCGTTTATTTAGACGCAACTTACATTCCTTTGCGTCGCATAACCTTTGATCGTGAAGCAGTTTATATTGCCATTGGCATCAAGCCTAATGGTCACAAGGAAGTTATCGATTACCGCATTGCTCCCAGCGAAAACGTTGAGAATTGGACGGAAATGCTTCAAGACATGAAGTCTCGCGGTCTAGAGCAGGTTGAGCTCTTTCTTTCAGATGGCGTTGTTGGTATGAAAACAGCGTTGGAGCAGACTTATCCGAAAGCTCATTTTCAACGCTGTCTAGTTCATGTCATGCGTAATATTTGCGCTAAAGTACGCGTAGATGATCGCGAAACGATCATGAATGAATTCAAGCAAATCCATCAACAGCCAAATAAAGAAGCTGCGATCAAAGTCTTGCACGCCTTCTATGACAAGTGGAACAGAGCTTATAATCATGTCATTAGAAACCTCAAGGAGATTGAACCTGATCTGCTGGTCTTTTATGACTATCCTAAACAAATCAGGGCCTCAATTTACTCCACCAATATGATCGAATCCTTTAACAACGTTATCAAGCGTAAAGCTAAGCCTAAAGCAGAGTTTCCGACTGAACAGTCGCTTGATACTTTCATTGGCATTCAGGCGATGAGCTACAACGAGCGCTATTTCAATCGAATTCACAAAGGCTTTGGTCAGGTTCAGGATACCTTAGAATCCTACTTTGATTAAATAAAAGATTAAAAAATCAATCTACGAGAAAAATCTATTTACACAAAAAATTTGACAGTTTCGAAATATCTGGAGGAGCATGAAAATGAAAGTAACTGATAGACAAATGATAATTGACTATTTAACTTCTGCTGCACTTGTATCTATTATGAAAGAAATAGAAGTAGATGGTCAAAAACTAACTAGACAAGATCAACAAGCGGTTGCAATTGACTTGATTAATAGAGCTTTAGTGCTTTTAGATGAAAATGGTTTAATACCTTTTCTTGAAAATATTGATGCTAAGAAAAATAGAACTGATTTCTTAATGAAGCTTGCTATGAAATCTTTTGATTTCCTTAACAATAATGAAAAACATGAAAGTCACGATTTATGATGGCGACTGGCGGGGATGCACTTGGTATGTGGATGTTAACAAATTAACTTTAAATGAAGTAATTAGTCACATGCAGAAATGGTTTGACTTTCAAGAGCAACATATATGCTGGTGTGCTAATAACGTTCTTTTACGTGGAGGTCAGTCAGTGCCTCGTAAACGAACTTTAATTCATAAATTGAAATTCAAAGAAAGTAAATATGATCTACATAGACCATTAATTGTTTTTGAAGAACGTTGGAAACCTGCCTATCGTGTTTATCGATATTGGGAACTAGGACTATTAGAAAACGATCGAATTACGCCTCTATGGTGTGATGAAAATGGCAATTTAAGAAAGATTGATTTTAACTATCGTTTAATTGGGTTACTGGTTAATTTTGAAGAAACCAAGCTTCCTTACCAATTTGCATTTCAAGGCAAAATTTATAGTTATATGAATCATTAAATATTGCAAGCAATTAGATTTCAGCGGCATTCAAGATAAAAGATATTAGAGAGGTACTAAAAATGAAAATGAAATTGATGACTGAAACTGAATATGCGCCTTACAAAGGCGACAAGTTCATCGATCTCGGCACGATCGATTACTTGGCCAAGAAGTATCACAAGAAAAAAGAAACTTTGAAGTACTTAACTTATCCGTCAGCACATAAAAGGGGCTATAAAACGTTGCTTTACAAGATTAAATAAGGAGAACAAAAATGAAGATCAAGATTGATATTGGCACAAGAGGAACGCTGAAAGAATTCAAAAAGTCTTATCAACGTAAATTTTTAGAGAAGTATGGCTATAAAGCATATGGCCATGTAGCCACTTTTAATCGTCCTGTTATTTTAGCTGAAACAGTTGAAACCAAATATGGTGAGCTAGTTGTGCATGATAACGATGTTGTAACTTACGTAGGCAATAAGCATTGGAGTGTTAGCCATGAAACTATGGTGGGGAAGTCACCCGATAACCAAGAATAATTTGCGGTATTTAAGCATTAAAGAACTTTACCGATTGAAACAAGAAATAGCGCCAGTTGCCTATTGTAATCGTGATGATGAATCAGCTATGAAGGCAGTGGTACTAATAAACAATGAAATTTCAAGAAAACTGATTAAAGCGAGGGAGTGGCAGAAGTGAAGTGGAAAATACCTAAACATTCAGATCTAATTATGACTGACCCTGGGAAACTTGGTAAGACGATGCCGGCAGAAGCTCACATAGCAAGAGAGCGTATAAAGTGGCTTGAAGCTGAAAACAAGCGACTAGAGCAGACAAATGACCGGCTTGTAGAAAGAAATCATGATCTTACCAGAACTTTGAAGATCATGATGGAAATTAAAAGCGATAAGTAGGAGTGAAGACAGTGGAGACTGAAAGTAAAAGCGTTATAGATTTTTTAAAAAAGGACTTTTGGCACTACCTGAATCAAGGTGGAGTACATCCTAGTCAACTATCTAGTCCTCAACTGTCTTTAGCCCCTGGTGGCCATAGTAATACTAATCATGTTGAAAAGTCCCTTGTGGGGCAAATGAGCAGGGCAGAACGAGCAACCTATTTAGCTGTAACCATCATGATGTCAATTAAAGATTGCTCTGACTTGGAATATGGTGGAAAACATCGAAGCATTTTGGAAGCATATTACATTCATAAGTTAGATAATCGAGCAACCGCTATTAGAGTTGGACTGACTGACAGACAATATCGTTCAGCAAAAAAAGCGGCGCTCCAGGAATTTATTGAAAGATATGAATTTTGGCGTGAAAAGCGTGATTGCCCTGAATTACCGGTACTTTACTACCCAAAATGTCGCAAAAAGGGCGCAAAAACGTCTTGAAAGCGTCTTAAAAATGTCGCAAAAAGGGCGCACTTTTGTCCTATCGTCCACTGTATATTGATAGTGTCGAAAATCTAGATAAGAATCCATTAATGATGCCGTACCTCATCCACGGTGCGGTGTTCTGGGCTAAGTAGTCGGATACCTTATGCAATAGCCGAAACATAAGCGAGGTTCAACCCCTCGTTAGCCCTTTAGGATCACGTGTTAAAAGATCCCTGGTGCGTTGGTACGATTGCTGATGTTTTAAAAAACTCTATATTATTTAATTTTCGATCAGAAGTCTTTAGTAATTGTTCTTGTTCAGCAATTTGCAAGTCTGATTCTTGCAGCACCATTAGATAGCCCGGAAAGCTATCGAACAAAGCAGAAGATGGCGCACGTTAAATCTGTCTTTCATCATCTGTTAGAGGCAATTATGTTTTAGACATGATTGCCGGTAAAAAGAAAATTGAGTATCGAACATGGTATACAAAATACCGTGGCGACTTGCTAATGTGTTCAACCGCAAAGAAAGTGGCCGGAGCTGTTCCGGGCTATGCTTTATGTGTTGTTAACTTAGACAGCGTGGAGTATTGCGAAGAAGATGACTTCTATCACTGGAATATTTCCAATGTGAGAGTTATTAAACCTATCCACGTAAAAGGACAGCTCAAATTATTTAACGTCCCAAACAAGCTAATAAAAGTCATTAGCAAAGACCAGTTCGATGATGAAATAAAAAAGTATATTTATAAACCTAAATGGAGAAAGAAGCGCTAAGGCGCTTTTTTATTTTGCGTATGTATAAGACAAAGAAATACGGTGTTGTTAGCTGCAAAGAAGAAAATATTATCCTAGCAAATTTAGAACGGGACTTTGAAAGAAAGAAGCGGAAGAAGAATGAGTTTACTAGATGCAATCAAAACTCAAAGCCAATCAAGCTCCCACAAACAATAATTCATGTTAATTTTAAGACAGGTTACAAAAATTAGGAAAGTGAAAAGTAAATGGAAGTAGAAACACGACCAATTAGTGAGGTTAAACCTTGTAAATCAATTAGAGTTGATACAGCTAAACCCACAAGTTCAGGTAAAGATTTCAGTGAGCGTGTTAGATCCGTTAGAAGTAGACAACTAGCGAGGGCACGTGCAACAATGGCACGTTATGGCGTTAAAGCAAGTTCTGGCCACAGTGGTGGATAGAGTTAAGAGGTGGATTAGATGGCAAAGGGCAAATACAAAAAATGGCTAGAGCCTGATAATCTGACCAAACTAGAAGGCTGGGCTAGAGACGGCCTAAAAGACACCCAAATAGCCGATAACATGGGTATCAATGTATCTACACTTTACACATGGAAAAATCGCTACAGCGAGATAAACGAGACTTTAAAAAAGGGCAAAGAAGTCGTTGATTACGAAATTGAAAACTCGTTAATTTCAACGATGAAAAAGCACACCTTAACAACTACTCAATACAAAATGGTCAAAAAAGACGAATTTAAACTCAAAGCAGAACGCGAAGAGTTCATGAACATTTATAAATTTGACCATCCTGAAGCTAGCAAGAATGAAATATTGATTGCTACAGCTAAAGGTGTTGAGGTGTATGAAAAAATACCAATCATTAGGACTGTTACTGAAGTTGATCCTAATATTTCAGCAATGATCTTTTGGCTTAAAGCCCGTAGACCTGATGTATTTAGAGATCAGACATTCAAGAAACTTAATGAAGCACAAGCTAGAAAAGCTATTGCAGAAGCTAATATTAGTGAAGCACAACTTAAGTCACTCAAAGAAGAAGACGATCCAGACAATCGCACCGTTATCGTTGATGACATTAGCAAGCTAAAGGAGCTGAGAGACCACGAAGACAGTACAGATAAGCAAGGAGATTAATCCGCACTTCTATGACATGTGGACGACTGACAAGCCTTATGTTGTGTGCAAGGGCGGACGTGGCTCCTTTAAGTCCAGTGTTATTAGCTTGAAACTGGTAACAATGATGATGAAATACATCTCACAAGGCAAGCAAGTCAATATTATTGCTATACGTGAGAATCAGCAGTATTTAAGAGATTCCGTTTATAATCAGATTCTTTGGGCTATGAGTATTCTAGGCGTTGAATCCGAGTTCCGGACTAGAGTTAATCCTATGATTATTCAGCATATTAGAACGGGATCAACGTTTTACTTCTACGGTGCTAATGACCCGATGAAACTTAAATCTAATATCGTTGGGAATGTTATTGCGGTATGGTTAGAAGAGTTTGCTAACTTAAAAAATGTTGATGTATTTGATCAATCAGTACCGACTTTTATCCGGCAAAAGCCCGATTTTGTAGACCAGGTAAAGATTTATATTAGCTACAATCCGCCCCGTAATCCTTATGCGTGGGTCAATGAGTGGGTAACTCAACGAGAAACGGATCCAGACTATTTTGTTGATTCAAGTACTTATTTAGACGATGAACTAGGCTTTACCACTAAGCAGCAGCTAGATCTAATTGAGAAGTACAAACAAAATGATCCTGATTATTACAGGTGGTTGTACTTAGGTGAAGCTGTCGGGCTTGGTACACAAGTCTATAACATGAAGCTATTTAAAGTTGTGGACCGCATCCCTAGTGATGAATACATTACTGAAATTTTCTATGGTATGGACACTGGTTTTATGGTATCAGCAACGGCTTGTGTGGCGTGTGCATTTACCAATAAATACAACGTTTATGTTTTAGATACGTTCTATTACGACCCTACTAAGTACGAGCGTAAATTATCAGCATCAGAACAAGCAGAACGAGTACACGACTTTATTAATCAGATCACTGATAAGTATGGTGTAGTGCCCTATAATCAAACGATTGATTCTGCTGACGGTGGTATTTATACACAGTACTGGCAAATGTACAACACTCAATGGAGTAAGGTTCACAAATTGGGCGAGGCTGAGATGATTGACCGTGTTCAAGACTTAGCTGCACAAGGGCGTTTACATGTTCTAAAGACACCAGGTAACGAAATATTACTTGATGAACACAAAAAATATCAGTGGGACCCAGCCACAGTTAATAGTGACAATCCACGTGTCATTAAGGAATTTGATCACAGTTGCGACGCTTTAAAGTATGGTGTATTAGATAATGAACAGTTACTAGGATTAGCAGTCTAGGTGGTGATTGCATGAACATATGGGCAAGGATTAAGAGATTTTTTCGTAAAGGAGGTGCAAAGCTAGGCATGGGAGAATATAAATCACTGAGTGCTATCACAGATGACCCACGAATTAAGGTTCCAGCCGAAGAGTATGAGCGCATTCGCAAGGCAAAGAACTATTATCAAGATAACTTGCCCCAGGTAGATTATTATGCAATGGGGAACAAGTGCAAGCGCAAGCTTAACTCAATCAACGTGACGAAAATGGCATCAAGACGACTTGCATCATTGATTTTTAATGAGCAATGCTCAATTAAAGTTGACGATAACCAATTACAAGCGCTCTTAGATGTCATTTTTCGTAGGGAAGAATTTTACACCACCTTTGAAACGGAGCTGGAGAAGTGGATTGCGTTAGGCTCTGGCGGTATCCGTCCTTATGTTGAAGATGACAAAGTAAAACTTAGTTATGTTGACGCTGACGATGTTTACCCGCTTAATTCAAACACAACCAAGGTGGATGAAATTGCATTGTCCAGGCGTATTCGCAAGATTGAAAACAACGAAGCTGTTTACTATACCTTGTTAGAGTTCCATCAGTGGGGCAGTAACAAAGAAGTAGATGATCAAGGTAATGTTTACCGACCTTACACAATCACAAACGAGCTTTATAGATCTGGTGATTCGAACAATATCGGCGAGCTAGTTCCACTAAATTCAATTGATGAATATGCTGACTTGCAACCACAATCGACTTTTCAGCATTTAGAAAAACCGTTGTTTGCCTTTTACCGTAATGCAGGAGCAAACAACAAGAGCCTAGCTAGTCCATTAGGTCTAGGCTTGTGTGATAATTATTGGCACACAGTAGACGACATTAACGCTACACACGATGGCTTTGCATGGGACGTGAAGACTGGGTACAGGCGGATCACCATTCCGAAAACGTGGGTAAGACGTCAAACACAGATCAACGGCAAACCGATTCCTGAAGGCTCACAGATGTATTGGGATCCTAAAGATGCGGTATTCGTACCAATTAACGCCCGTAATGATGACTCTAGTTTATTCAAGGATTTAGCAATTCAAATTAGAACGGAACAATACACGGCTTCAATGGATTTCTTTTTGCACGAATTTGAAAACGAAATTGGATTAAGTCAAGGCACCTTTACGACCTCACCTAGTGGTGTGCAAACTGCAACCGAAGTAGTAACCAACAACTCAATGACGTATCAAACACGGTCTAGTTATCTTACTCAAGTTGAAAAGATGATTGACCAGCTGGTATATGCGATTGCTGAATTACTTCAAACCCCTGATGTGTGGAGCGATAGACAGGCTCGGTGGTCTGGCGACATTGATAAATTAACAATTACGCCTGATTTTAACGATGGTGTATTTGTTGACCAAGAAGCCCAGCGCCAAAGTGATTTACAGGCTGTTCAGGCTGATATTTTGCCTAAAAAGCAATTCTTAATGAGAAACTACAATCTTGATGAGAATACGGCTGACCAGTGGTTAAGTGAAATTCAAGATGAGCAATCACCAGAGCCGCCAGAGCAAGAAATGTCAATGTTTCCTAGTGAGGGTGGTGTAGCAAGTGGCAGATCAAGAGATAACGCAAGCCCAGATGATGGAGAAAGCAAGTAATATTGCTGATTATTATGCTTACACAGAACAACAAATGTTCTATATCTTGATTGACTCATTTAAAAAGACGCGTCCAGAGTTGATGAATGCTGAAAAAGACCCACAAAAAATAATGGAATGGCGTTTAAAGGCTTTATCTGAGTTGGGTGGACTAACTGATAAGGTGATTAACTTAATCAGCCGCTCTAGTGGCTATTCTAAGCGTGCAATTTATGACTTGATTGAAAAAGATGGGCTAAAGGTTACTAAGCAGTTCAATCGTAAACTTGCTAAAACGCTAAAAAAGTCCGTACACGATGTTTCTTTACAGTCTAGGGCAATTATCAATAGTTATGTTAGTCAAACCATGAGAGGCGTTGACAATTACGTCAATCAAACCTTATTAACTCGTAACTATAGCAAGAATGCGGCTGCTAAGACCTATCAAAAAATCATTAACAAAACCGTTAACGATGTGATTGTAGGCAAAAAGACACCACAAAAGGCACTAATGGACAACATTTACCAGTGGCGCGATAAAGGTATGAGTTCAGCGTTAATTGACAAAGCAGGTCATGAATGGAGCCTTGAGGGCTACACACGTACAGTGATTCAGTCAACCACTTCACGTGTTTACAATGATTTGCGTATTAATTCAATGCAAGAATTCGATTCCGTACTTTGTGTTATGAGTTCACACCCCGCAGCCCGTCCAGCATGCGCACCAATTCAAGGTAAAGTGGTGTGCATTGTACCGACTAATGACCCTAGGTATAAAAAGGAATATCCGAGCATTTATGACTATGGTTACGGCACACCGGCTGGCACTCAAGGCGTTAATTGCGGTCATGCTCTTTGGACTTATGTTGAAGGCGTATCACATAACTACCAAAAGCAATACGATCCTAAAGAAGCTGTAGCAAAGATGAAAATACAGCAGAAACAACGCTATTACGAGCGTGGAGTACGTAAAAATAAGCGCAAATTAGAGTTAGCTAAGCGTGCTGGGGATGCTGACGGCATTAGCAAATATTCCGCTGGTGTTCGAGGTTATCAGGCTAAGCTAAGAAAGATTGTTAAAGAACACGACTTCTTAGCAAGACAATATAGAAATGAGCAAATAGCAAATGAAAAATAATGAATACGTGGTCCTAGAAGGACCTTCAAACGGTAAAGACGAAAAGAAAATCATGTCAAAGGCTATTAAACGTACGCAAAAGGTTAATAAGCCTATGAAGGATGTTTCAAGAATCATTATCCAAACTGATGAAGAAAATCCTAAAGTGATTGCAGTTGTGACAAATGATGATTTTGAAGTTGCCGATGGCTATGCAATTAGACAAAAACCGGTTTATCCAGATAAAAAGGTTGAAGGAAGAAAAAATGAAACCAGCAGAAATTGAAATCCGAGATCTTAAAAAAGAATCAGCAGAAGTTTTAAATAAGCTAATGAATCTTGATGATTTTTTGCAGGATCATGAAGGTGGTCTTAAATATGAACAAAAAAGATTGTTAAGAGTTCAAAGAACAATACTTCGCTCATACTATGAAGTTATTGAACAAAGAATTTATGCTTTTAAAGCAGAAAAAGATTAAAAAATTGGATATATCGACCCTAGCAAGTCGTTAAAAGGCTTATTTTTTATGCTCTGAACGAGGCCGTCCCTCGTAAGAATTAACGTTAGGAGAACCAATATGGAAAGAGAATTTTTGGAGAAACAAGGCTTAAATGCTGATCAAATTAGCGCAATCATGGCGCAATATGGCAAGCATATTAATGGTATCAAGTCCGATTATGAAGCTAAAGTATCTGATTTAAGCGGTAAAGTTGAAGGCTTAAATGGTCAAGTAAGCGATAGAGATAAGCAAATTAAAGAGCTAAGTTCTGCTGCTAAAGATAATGAGGGCTTAAAAGCTAAATTCGATGAGGCTCAAAAGGCAATTGCTGACAGTGACAAGAAATACAAGGCTCAATTGCTAGAACAAAAGAAGGACTTTACCATTCAGCAAGCTTTAACCAAGGCTGGTGCTTATAACAATAGAGCTGTTATGGCAATCATGGACATGGACCAGATCTCTGTTGATGATAAAGGCAATATTTTGCACGTAGACGATGCTATTGAGGCGGCACAAAAAGCTTTCCCTCAAGGATTCAAAGTCCAAGAAAAGAAAGAATCTAAGCCGGCACCACGTGTTTTCACTGGTGGCAATGCTGATTCGACTGTTGAAAAGAAGCCATCCGAGATGTCCCTTGAAGAGCAAAACAAGCTTTATCAAGAAGACCCTAACAGATGGCGTAGTTTATTTACAAAATAGGAGATTTTAAATGGCTGAAACTAATTTAGCTAATATGATTGTCCCTGAAGTCTTCGGCGATTATGTAGCAAACTTATCTTTGAAAACTAACAGATTTGTACAATCTGGTATTTTGACACCTGATCCAACTTTAGGTGCTCGTTTGACCGAACCAGGAACCGCAATCACTGTTCCATTTATCAACGATTTACCAGATGAAGACCCTGATGTATGGACTGATACCACTAATATTCAAGTAAGCAATCTTACTTCAGGGAAGCAAATGGCACAAAAGTTCTACCAAGCTAAGTCATTTGGTTTAACTGATCAATCAGCCCTTATTTCAGGTGCACCAATTCAAAACATGATTGGTTCACGTTTTGCTAATTACTGGATTCGTCAAGATGCTAAGCTATTAATGAATGTTTTAACTGGTGTGTTTGGCGTTTCTAAGATTCAAAATAGCAAGATTTTTGATGCTACTGCTAAGATGCCAACCGAAGCTAATTTCAACGCAAAGGGCTTTATTGGTGCTAAGGCTTTGATGGGTGATTTATCAGAAAACACTTTAAGTGCTATTGCGGTAAATTCAGCAACTTACGCACAAATGCAAGCTAACGGCTTAATTGATACCATTCAAGAACAAAATGCCGCTACTCCATTCGGTACTTACAACGGTATGACTATTGTTGTTGACGATGATATTCCTGTTGATTTAACAGACAAGAGCAAGCCAACCACCACTTCATACATCTTTGGTGTTGGTGCAGTAGGCTACTCACAAAACTTGTACTCAACTGCTACTGAACGTCATGAATTGACTAACGGTGGTGAAACCGACATCGTACAAAAGCGTATTGCTACAATTCACGTTATCGGTACTTCAATCAAGAACCCGATTCAGAACGCTTCATACAAGGAATTTGCTAAGTCATCAAACTGGGAAGTAGTAGACGGTATCGATCCTAAGACCGTTAGAGTTGTAGCTTATAAGTCAACTCTTGACCCAACTTTAGTTCCTGGTGCTGATGCTTCAAAATCAGCAGGTATTTTAGGTAAGTAAAGGAGGCTAGATTATGGCACCATTATTGGACTATCAGACCTATAAAGAGCTAGGCGGTACGGCACCAGAGGATAAATTTGCTAAGTTAGAGCAAGATGCTGAAGACCTGATTAATCCGAGATCAGGCTTTTTCTACCTGTCTCATTCAATTGACACTGATCCAGACAAAGAACGAGTTTATCTATTCAGAAAAGCCCTAACGTTGCAAATTAACTATTCTAGTGATATTGGAGCGTCTACACCTTATGAGATGTCTGATAAGGATGTTAAAAGTGTGTCTGTTGACGGTACAACCGTAACCAAAGGCACTACACCAACTAACTTTGTCACTAACGGTGTTTATAATCTTGCTAACGATTACTTATATAAGGCTGGTTTACTCTATCGAGGTGTCCCTTATGCTTAGACCACCTAAATCAATGTTTCAAGATTCAATTATTCTTAAACATGCTGAAATTGATCAGGACGATCCATACGGTGAGGGCGGTGCAATTACTGAAACTACGATTAATAACGTTAGATTTAGCCTTAGAACCGTCTACAGTGGTTCAAACAATGACCGTGAAGTGGTAGCAAATGCCACAATCGTGGTCATGTCTGAATATTCCGAACCGTTTTATAATTTCACGGAGCAAAATCAAGGCGATAAGGTCGTTTTTAATGATCATGAATACACGATTAAGACAATTAACCGTGATATTGAGCCTTTCAGCAAGGCTGTTTATCAATATAGATTGTGGGTGATCTGATGGGTGTAAAAGTTCATGCAGATTTATCAGGTCTGAACCGTAAATTAAGCGTAGAAGCTCTAAAGAGAGCACGTAAGTTAATGGCTAATGATGCACTTCAAGCTATGGACAAGTATGTTCCTAGCTCAACTATGGGCGAAAATCAAAGCGGCGCGTCTCTTAGAGGGATGACAGCAGTTGCCACAGATGGCTCTAGTGTTATGTACAGAGCTATTTATGCAAAAGCACAGTTTTACGGCTTTATCACTAATCAATACGGCGGTCCTTTTAGAATCCACAACTACACCACACCTGGCACGTCTAGACGGTGGGATTTGCGGTTAAAAGGCAATAAAGAAGACATGAACCATGTCAAAGAAGCTTTCGTGAAAGGATTAGACTTAAATGTTGATAAATGACCTACAAGAGGCGCTGGTTAACAATATTAATCATCGGATTGATATTGGATTCCTTACCTACAATAAGGATCACATTTTGATTAAGTATCTTGATAAAGATGGTGTAGTTGGTCTGGTGCCTAGTCCAGGCAGTCACATGGTAAGCATGGATATGGCAGGTGAAGAGTATTGGCAATACAATTACTCAATCACTATGCGGACTAAATCAAGAGCAGAGGCGCACAATAAGCTATTTGAGTTAAGTCAGTACCTGCAATTGCTAAATCAAACAAAAGATTTAAATAGCAAAAATGGTTCATGGACATTTGATGAAATTGACGTGCCCAACGAACCAGCAGAAATACAAGAAGATATTCAAGGAACAGTTACGTATTCAATGGACGTAGCTGTTTTTATTTACAAACAAAAAGGAGTTTTTTAAATGGCAGATGCACAAACTAAATTTATGCCTGGTACAAAAGCAGATAATTCAGGATTCCCTGAAAACTTTGTCAATCGTATTTTTATTGATACTAAGCCTGTTTTAGATAATGCGGGTGATGTTGATTTAAACGATGTTACTACCGGTTCATGGGCTTGGGTAGCTTCAGGAATCACTAGTCAAACGCCAAGCGCCAACGAAACAACCACTAATGATGCATATTACGATGGTGGTGGCTTTACCGAAACCGATGTTACTGGTAAGCAAATTCAACTTGCTGTATCTGGTAACCGTAAAGTTGGTGACCCTGCGCAAGACTACGTAGATAAGCTATTCTTCAAGTTCGGTAGCGCTGTACAGACGCGTGTAATCTGGATTAAGAACAATTTGCCAATTATTGCACAATGCACTATTTCAAACATTGTTCCTACTGGTGGTCAACCTAATCAAAAGCAAACATTTAGTTTCAACATTGACTTTAACGGTCGTCCTAAGATTTTTAATGGCCAATTAACTATGACTGCAACCAGCGTAGCAAAGATTTACAGTGCTTCAGTTGATTCAAATAAGAAGGCTGCTAATGATGATGGCCTTGTACCTGCTGTGGTTGTTAATGCACCAGCAGCTCATTAATTTAGGAGGTAGCAAATGAGTGTAATTGAATTAGATGGCTTAAAGAACTATAACAACGAACGTGAAATTAAGCTCCCTGGTATCGATAAGACCTGGAAAATCAAGTTTGACGATAACTACCGTGTTCAATCTAGCTTTATTGCTAGTCAAGTAGACAAGCTTTACCAAGAACAATCATCTGATGACTATGAAGATGAATTGTTTAATTTATCACCAGCAGAACGCCACAAGCGTCTTACTAGCGACTTGAATAAGTTCAAGACGGCTTGTGTGGACGGTTTAAGTGCTTTGCTACAAGATGATGATGCAGGTGAAGAAATTTATAAGGCTATGGGCAATTCAACCGAAATTTGTGCGCAAATCATCGGTAAGATTAACCAAACCGCTGACAAGGTGCTTAATGTAGCTAAGGATGAAGCCGCAACTGAAAAGTACGATACAGAAAGATAGTGACTGATTATGCTAAGTCTTACTCATAGTCCTACAACGCAATTCGCGTGGAATGGGAAAATTTATGACATTGACCTAGCTTTTGACACTGTTTTACTTTATCTACAGATGCAGGAAGATAAGGACCTTAGTCCATTTCAAAAATGGCGGCAATCCTGCAAGCTGTTTTTCAGCAAGAACCAAGATTTACCAGATGATCCGCAATTTTACACCAAAGCGTTTGATGTGATTGCAAAGATTATCACTGATCAACCTTACGGGCTTAAAGAGCCAGATAAAAACGATGAAAGGGGCGTAGAAGCTACTAAGCAAATCGACTATGTGAGGGATGCTGGTGCTATCTACGCCTCTTTTTTTGATCAATATGGAATTGATCTTAATAAAGAACGTGGCAAGATGCACTGGACCACTTTTAAAGCCTTATTTGATGGCTTAGGTCCTAAGACATACTTTCAACGTATTCTTGCTATTAGACGTGAGGATCCTAGCAAGATTGAGGATCCTGCAGCTAAACAAGAACTATTGGACGCTCAAAATTACTACGCTGTTGATGGTTCTAAGACTGAAGAAGAACTAGAACGACAAGCACTTAATAGCAGTAGTTTATCAAGTATGTTCGATTCGTTATTAGATCAATCACAGAAAGGAGGTAACTAATGGCTGACGGTACAATTAAAATTGATATTGATATTCCTGTTAATAAAGTTAAGTCGGATACCCAAGAAATTAACCACATGGTTGAAAATATTGGCAAAAATGCCGGTAAAGACATGGACAGCTCTTTTAAGAAGAATGCTGAAAGTGTTAAGCACGAAGCCAAGTCAACTGGTCAAGCAATTGATAAGGATATTGGCAAGGAACATAAGACCAAGATTAAAGTTGACGGCTCCGAAGCTAAAACTAAGGCTAGTGAAGCTAAGCGTGAACTTGATAAGATGCCAAAAGAGCACAAAACCAAGTTAGGCGCTGACAATTCCGAGTTTAACCGCAAGGCAAATGAAGCTAAGCGTAAAACTAATGAATTGCCGAAAAAACATAATACTAATATCGACGCTACCGACAAAACCGGTGGTGTTTTTGCTAGAATCAAATCTCACTTTGAGCAAGTGAATGAAGAAGGCAAGAAGACACATAGTCTTTTCGGTACTATCTTTTCAGCAAACGTTATTTCTAACGCGGCTATGAGTGCGTTTGGGCACGTTAAAGATGCTCTAGGCGGAATGGTAGGCGAGGCTAAGCAATACGCCTTAGAACAGCAAACAATGAATGCAACGTGGCTGACTTTGACCAATTCTGCTTCAAAAGGTCGGGCTATGGTCAATCAAATCAATCAAATGGCGGTAGCAGCTCAAAACTCTACCAAAATGGTTGATGAACTTAGTCAAAAGTTTTACGCAATCAACAACGATGCTAAACAAACTGGTCAATTAACCAAGTCAATCCTTACTTTGCAAGATGCGTTTGGGCAAACTGATGCTGCAGTTGAAAATTTTGGTACTCAATTTAGTCAAATGATGGCTAACGGCAAGGTATCAGCGCAAGATATGATGTCAATTGTTAATACCTTCCCTAAGTTACGTCCTATGTTGCTTGACTATGAACGGCGGATACACCATAGCTCTAATATGACTATGGCCGAAATGAACAAGATGATGTCTGCAGGTAAAATCAAATCTCAAGACATGATCAATGTTGTTCTTGAAGCCGGTAAAAAGTTCAACAAGGCAACCGGTAACTTCACCAAGACTATTCCTGGTATGACACGTGTTGTACAAAGTCAAATGCCGGTTTTACTTGGTGCGTTTACTAAACCACTGGCTAAAATGGAAAGTCCGGTTTACTCAGCAATTGCTAATTGGGTAAGCAGCAAAAAGACCAACAAAGAATTTCAAGCATTAGGTAAGACGGTATCAACCGGCATGAATAATGTCATGAAGGCATTCTCTGGCGGTAGAGCTGTTAACGTTACTAGAGCGCTAGATAGTGCTATTAACGGTATTAATAAAGGCTTGAAAGGTGTGTTCGGCTGGATTAGCGGACATGCTAAGGACCTGAAAACTATTGCCTCAAGCGTTGCAAGTATTGGCGGTCAATTGGCTAAAGCGGTCTGGAAAGATTTTGCTTCAATTATTACTACTATCGGTAACATGTTCGGCATTACTGCTAAAAATGGTAAAGCTTCTGGTGGTGCAGTACATGTACTTGCTAGTGCCCTAAATGCATTAGCGAAAAACAAAATAGCCATTAAAGCGATTGCTGATGCTATTGTAGCTATAGCAGTAGTGAAGGGGCTTGACCGCGTGGGTGGTGGTCTCTTTGCTATTGGACAAAAAGGCTATAAAGCCTACAGAAACATCAAAGCTTTAAGAGCAGGTCTTAAAGGCGTTCAAGATGTTAAGGATTTCAGCAAGACCGAACAAGGCTTTGTAAGAATTGGTAGTGCAGCTCGTAGTGCTGCTAAATGGGTTCGCGGTTTATTCAGTGTCTCAAAGGGAGGCGCTGGTAAACTTACTGGCTTGCTTCAATCTGCTCATAGCGCTGGCGGCTTTAAGAATTTAACTACTGCTGGAAAAATCGGCACTGGCTTAGCTGGCGCTGGTGTCGCACTTGATGCTGGTTCTTCATTTTTGAATGCTTTCAAAGATCGTCATAATGCTGACAAGCGTTCTCAAGACATTGGTAAAGGTATCGGTGCTGGCATTGGTGGCGGAATTGGCTTGTATTTTGGCGGTCCACTAGGAGCAGCGCTTGGTTCAAAGATTGGTGGCTTTATCGGTAAGTGGGGCGGTGAAGGAGTTAACCAGTTTACTAAAGGCTGGCAATCTCAAGGCAAGAAAGTCAAACCGCAAAACTGGGTTCAATGGCTAGGACTTCAAGCACATAATAGTTTTAGCTTCTTTACTGGTTTAGGTAAAAAGGCAATTAACGGCATTGGCAAAGGAATTAATAGTTCCAAGAAATTTATAAAAAAGAACGGTAAAGAACTCGCTCTTGCATTTGTAAATCCTTGGGCTGGTATTCCTGCACTGATTCTGAAAAACAATTCTAAGGCACGACAAGCTGTAAACAAATTTGCTAAGAATATGCAAAATGGCTTTAAGAGCTTTGGTAAGTGGTTGCATAATCTACCTGGCAACATGCACAAAGGCTGGAAGCAAGGCGTTGAGAAGTCACATAAGGTGATGGCTAAGTTCTGGAAAGATACCGGCAAAGGCTGGAATAATTTCTGGAAAGGTGTTAACTCTAATCGCTATGTTAAAGCTTTCAAAAAAGGTAAGTTTTTCCAAACTGCATTAAAAGACATGAAGTCCCGCTGGAAGTCATTTAGCAAGGACTTCAGCAAGAAATGGAACTCAACTTGGAGAAGCGCCCAAAAGAAAGGCTCTAGTTTTAAGAAAAAGTTTGGCAAAACTTGGAACTCAATCTGGAAAAGCGCGAAATCTAAGTGGAACAGTTTTAGAAAATCCTTTAGTAAAGCATGGTCAAACACCTGGAAAGCTGTTAACTCTAATCGCTACGTTAAAGCATTCAAGAAGGGTAAGTTCTTTAGCACTGCTTTAAAGGACATGCGCTCACGTTGGAACTCTTTTAAAGGGTGGCTAGGCAAGAACTGGAGTAGTTTTTGGAAATCTACTACCAAGTGGGCTAAATCATCTTGGGACGGTACCGTTAGAAACTGGAATGGCACATGGAGCAAGATTAAGTCTGGCTGGAACTCATTTAAGGGCACTTTAAGCAGTAGTTGGAAGAGCTTCTGGAATGGTTTAACCGATAACGTTAAAGCGTTTGGCAAAACTGTAAAGGACGACTTCACAGGTACTATTAACAATATTATTGGTGGTACTAATGACGTTATCCATGCCTTAGGTGGTGGTAAGAAGACCATCAACTTTTTACATTTTGCCTCTGGTACTGACTGGAAACATAAATACCCAATTCCTGCTGTCTTAAATGACGGCTCGGACAGCCCACAAACTCATAATCGTGAATCAATTATTCATGCAAATGGATTGTGGGAATTGTTACCCGACAAAGTAAATCTTAAACGATTCTTGCTACCTGATGATGAAGTAGTTAACGCTAGAGATACTGCTCGTATTTTTGGCAATGCTGTTCATTTCGCTAATGGCTCATTGCCTTATGGTATTAGTTTGCCTAGTGTTAGTTACTCTCAGATTGCAGAAAAGGCACTTAAACGACTTCAACGAATCAATGAGGAACAACTACAGCTAGCTAAGAAAGAAGCTCGTAGAAAGCAAGCTAGGGACACCAAGAAGGACCGTCAAAAGAAGAATAGTAAAAAGAAACATTCTAAATCCGAAAACTATTCTTCAGATACTAGAAAAGTTAAAGGCTCTATTTTAGTAGATAAAGGCTTGCTTTTCGGCTCTCGTAAAGAAGCAAATAAGAATACTTACGTAAACGAAAAATTATTTAAGCGGCTAATGTCTTACACTAAGGCCAAGCCAATTAAAGTAAGCAAAAACAGCCGTATCCGTTACCGTGATCTTCCTACGAGACGACAAGGTAAATATTACTTAGTTGATTCTAAATGGCTTACAGGAGCTAAGAATAATACTGGTAAGCTTGAAAAACTCGACCGTGAAAGTTATTTGAAGCTTTTGCAATTTACCAAGGCAGAACGCAAGTACAAGCTGCCTAAAAAGAAGCGCAAAACTACACGCAAACGAACTACAACTAGAAGATCAACTGCTTCAAGAGTACGCTCAGCTGTTTCTACTGGTGGTTATTCGGTTGGCCGTGTTTCTAGTGCAATTAGTTCTGTTTCAGCAAGTGTTAAGGGATTAGGCAGTGTAAAGGCTTTATCTAAGGCTCTTAAAGGAATCAAGGGCAAGCATAAAGTCACAGTCACAGCTAAGGCAAGTGGTAGCAAGTCAATTACTAAGCTGGCTAAGTCAATCAAGAAAGTAACTGGTAAACATAAAGTTACGATTAAGACCAAGGGGCTTAGCTCCCTTAAATCCTTGTATAAAGCAGCAAAGAAGATAAAAGGCTCAACTCATAAAGTAAGAGTTAAAACTAGTGGTACTTCTAGCCTTAAAAAGTTAAGAAGTGCTATTTCTAAAGTTGCTGATGAATCTAAAAAGGCTACTAAGGACATCAAGGGAAAAGGCAACTTCGCTAAAGCCTTTGAAAGCTTAACCAAGACCACTGATAAAACCTTGAGTAAGTTGCGTTCAAATGCTGAAAAAGACTTCGAGTCAATGTGGAGCAATCTTAAAAAGGCAACTTCAAGTGGCGTTTCTAAGATCAATCACGACACTAGCAGCTTTAACAGTAAATTTACTAGGCAATGGCATTCTTTGACTAGTGGTGCTGAAAGAATCTTTAGCAAGTTCTGGTCAACAATGAAGTCAAAGGCTCGTTCCGGTCTTAATGACGTTATCAGCGTGCTTAATTCTGCAATTGGCAAGATTGATAATGTTGTTAGTCAATTCGGCGGTTCTAAGAATGCAGTGCATAAGGTAACACGCTTAGCCACTGGTACTGGTGCGTTAGGTGGCGTTAGAAGACCGATTACAGCGCCAACCCTGGCAATCCTTAATGATGGTTATGACAGCCCAGAAACAGGCAATCAAGAAGCTATCTGGGATAGAAATACGGGCAATGTTGAAGTTGTGCCTGGTCGCTTTACTCCTAGAATCCTGAAGCCTGGTCAAGAAGTCTTTAATGCTACTGAAACGGCTATGCTGGGCTACACGACACCACAACACTTTGCTACTGGTACTGGAGCACTTAAAGAGCTGTACCACATTGCTAAAAACAACTGGGAACACCCACAAAAGACCGGACAAGCTCTATTTAGCTCTATAAATGGTCTTACTGGTGCAATTAATCAGTTAGCCCAAGGAGCTAAAAATAAAGGCGAAAATCAAGGCGTTAAGTGGTGGTCACAGCTTTGGAAGATGGTTGACGATAAAGTTAACAGCGATGACCTAGGTCCAGCTTCAGGCTTGCTGAAAGCCGTTGAAGAATTAGGACATGGAAAACGCTACCTCTGGGGTGGCTATGGTCTTGACTCAAAAGGGTTAGACTGTTCTGGTTTGGTATCTACAGCCTTAGAGCATTATTTCCACTCTGGTTGGGGTCACCTAGATGTAGCTGGCTTGTGGCAACATGCACACAGAATTCCTAAGTCAGAAGCCAAACCTGGCGATCCAGTGTTCTGGCTCCCTGATGAGCACGTTGGTGTTTATGCTGGTCACAATCTGTACTATTCAGCTTATGGACCTAATGACGGTGGTCCAATCGGGATGCAACCGGTTGGCTCTGGTGCAACGTTTGGGCGCTTTGAAGGAATTAAAACCGATGGCGCTAAGAATGCAAAAGAAGCCGTCAAGGTCAAAGCTAACAATAAATTACAAAAGCAGATCAAGAAGCAAGTTGGTCCAGGATTCTGGAAAACTATCCAGAAAATTGCAGACAAGTTCGGTGAACAGTTCAATGGTGCTAACTCTATTACAGGCAGCATGATCGAAGCAGCCGCCCGTAAAATGCACGTTACTTTACCAGATGGGTTTGTCAAAGATGTTTTGCGTGTTGCTATGAGTGAATCAGGCAACCGAAACATTCAGCAACGAATTATTGACATGAACTCTGGCGGTAATGAAGCTCAAGGACCTCTGCAATTTACTCCGCAGACCTTTAAGATATTTGCTATGCCTGGTCATACCAACATTCATAATCCATATGATGAATTGCTTGCCTTCTTTAACAACTCAGATTGGCGTCATTCAATCGGTTGGACAGTGATTAGAGGTACTCGCAAGTTTGACTGGCTTGGTTCCGGTCCTAAAGGGCACAGGCGTTTTGGACATGGTGGGATTTTAACCCATCCTGAAACAATTGACGTTGCAGAAGCAGGACACCCTGAATCAGTGATCCCTTGGGACCCAGCACAGAGAGCAAAAGCTTATGCACTTATGCAAGCCACCTTGGACGGCTTCAAAGCCCAGGATGGCAATGCATTGCAGTATCAAAATCAAGCACAGCAGGCTGTAGACCTGACCAAGACCAATGCTGAAATTCAAGCTATTAATGACAAGTTTGATGAAGCGCTAGCGGCTTTAGGCATTCTTACTTCACAAAATGATGTGATTCAAGTTAATAACTATATTGATAAACGCAAGATTGGTGAAGCGATGTACTCTATCATGAAGCGTATGAATATTAGATCTAATAGAAATTCGAGGTATAACATCAGTGGGCATTAATGATAATAGTGACATTATTTTTCATAACCGGAGTTCAACCGACTTCGGCATTAAAGTGCTTTTTCCGTTTAATCCATTAGTACCAGCACCTAAAAAAGAAATGCAGTCCATTCCTGGCAGATCTGGCGATTGGGCTTCAAGCGATAGCACTTATAATTCAAGTGAAACGCCAGTCAATGTGGTCATTCACAAACCTAGAAGATATGATGACTGGGAACAGCTAAAAGGTGACATAGAAAACTGGCTTTTTGGCGATGAGGATTGGCTAAGTTTTGGCAAGACATCAGATTACTTATATAGAGCACAAATTGTTACCGCTCCGACATTTACTCCTATCAATTTTGAACGAGTAAATGCTACTTTTACATTTCATTTTCAACCATATAAATATGCAGATAATGGGATTCATTGGCAAGATTTTCCTAGAAATGGGATCGTCTACAATCACGAAAGTGAAGACGTAAAGCCTGATTGGCATATCAATGGCAAAGGAAACTTTATGCTAAAGGTTAATGACATTCCGTATGAGTTTAATAATATTGATGGTGATATTTATTTAAAGGGCGATGAAGGGAACGCTTATACTAACGATCCTACCACTGCTTATTTGATTGATGGCTTGCTTAATGAACATATTAGGCTAGCTAATAATGAGGCACCTTTAATGGTTGCTGATGGAGATGGTAGCAATTCAATTTCTCTTGAACCGATGGATGCTAATTCTGTACTAAATAAGGCAGAATTCATTCCAAGATGGAGGCGATTAATTTAATGGCTGATACAGCTACAACAACTACTACAGAGGATACTGGTTATAGTGTTGGCTTAGACGTTGATGAATCGCCATATCAAGACATAATGCAATGTCCGTTACTAATGGATAACGCCGTAGACGATGCAGCTACTCAAGGCGAAGCGTCTCTTTTTGACTTTAAAGAGGCAAAAACCACATGGATAGCTAATCAAGTACCTACATTACAAATGACTTATCCACGTAACGGTAAATTTATTAAGTTAATTCAAGTTGAAAAGATTCTAGTTGGTGATGTCAATAGAATCATCACTCATCAAAAGTTTAGGATTAATGAAGTCCTTAGAAGTGATCAGGACATTGTGGTTAATGCAACCCACATTATCGGGGAGTACTTAGTTAATAACCCTATTAAAGGTTCTCAGCCGATTACAGGGGCTAATGTCACAGCTTCTTGGTGTATTGGTGAAATTCTTGGTCACTTAGCTAAGCCAGTTCCCGAAATTAACTATGATAGTGATGTTACTAAAGTAGCAAATGCTAACATTGATATTTCAAACACAAATGCGTTGAATGCACTGCTTGACCCTGATCAAATTGGAGATAAGCCAGCGAACTCAGTCCTTGCCCAATATGGTGGGGACTTTTATTTTGACAACACTACTATCTATCATCGTGAACATGCTGGTAGAGATAGGAATATTACTGTTAGGTATGGACAGAACATTACGTCCTACTCTCAACAAAAAACTATTAACGACATGTATGTTGGTATTTATGCATATGCTGACTATAATCCTGGTCCAGCGCTTGCAACCTTAGACAATGTGGACTGGAATGGTTTAGCAAATCAATCAGATTGGGGAAGCGTTGCTTCAGTTACTTACAATGCAGCTGGTTCAGTTGATATTTACAATGCACCAGTTAAAGGCGCTCAAGTAATTGGACAACTAACAACAGGCACACAAATTCAGATTGGCAAGCCCATTCATGATGGAGATACTGTTGCTAGTTCAACCAAGGCTGGTGCTCAGTTGCAAGTTAATACCATGAATGGCGATGACTGGTACCCACTGTCTTCAGGCGGTTGGATTGATGGTCAATTTGTTAATTTTGACAAGACTGGCGATTATGTTGTTAACAACGTTGTCGGTCATATTCATACTGCAATTTCTTCAAGTGGTGCTCTTATCAGGTATCCAGTTCACGGAACAGGTACGGTTTCTTATACCGAAGGTTATAAGAATATTCACGTTTATTATTCACCTGATCAAGGACCACAACACTATAGAATCAAGGATAAGAACGGAAAAGAAAAAACAATTCATAATGGTACCAAACTTAAATATGATTACATGACCACTGACGAAAATGGGCATACTTGGTACAGAATTGGACCTAATCAATGGGTTTATGGCGACTACTTTAGTACTGGAAAAAATGGAGATATTCAGTCATTTTCTTCAAGAGGCTACGGTTTAGTTAAGAGCGGTGCCAAGAAGTACACTCTTAACAAAAAGACCGGCACTATAGAGGTACAGTATCATCATTTAAGTCTTACTGCCGCTAGAAAGCAGCATAAAAAGAAATACATTTACAAAGGTAAAGGCAAAAAGAAAAAGCCTATTCCTAATCCTGATTATCAAAAAGGTAAGGCAATAACCCAAAAGCACAAGTACTATAGCCTTAACTATGGTCAAGTACGTGTAGGGGGTGTGCTTTACTATAAGCTAAGTAATGGCTCGTATGTGAGAGCTTCAGATATTGATAAGAAGGCTTCTAAGACCCATATTCCTGATTCACCAACCAAGATCATGAATCAGATCACTCAAGAGCGTGGAAAAATTGAAATGTATTCTACACCGTCAAAAGGGAGCGCAGCTAACTGGTCAATTCCAGCTAATGTTGAATTTGATATTTCTAAGAGTGCTCAAGGTGCGGACGGTAAGACATGGTATCAAGTTACTTATAAAGGTGTTACTGGTTGGATTCCTGCTGAATATACCAGTTCTAGTGGCAGCAATGATTTAGAGCCTCAAGCGCCGGATTCAAGTGCTAACTCGTATGATGAAAGTTCTGATAATGCTATAGCTGTAGCAGAAGATCAAACGGTTCACGTTGAATTAACTGATGATCTAGACAATGTAGTTAATGGTGTAATTTATCCAGCTGGTATGAATTACTCACCTGAAAACGCCCATATTATGAAACTAGACCTGTCTAATTGCGTCAAGCATGATGATCAGGACTTATCGGGTTTACAAGATGATGGAACATATAAGCCAACTAAGGACGACATTCAGCAACTTTATCAAGCCGCTGTTGGTTCTTTGAAAGAGTACAAAATTGGTGAAATTCCTCTCAGCATGACAGTAAGCTATGCTGATCTAGATGGTGAAAAAGCTGATTTGCTTGCTTTGAACATGTACGACATCGTGAACGTTGACTTTACTCAATGGGATAAGATCGAAAAAGGCAAGATCACCGGTACAGTTTGGGTAATGGCTGGCAAAGATTCCCACTATGAATCTGTAACCATTGGTGACCCGCCTAAATCGTATGAACACTTATTACTTGAAAGAGCTGAAGAAAATACTGCTAGTCAGGTATCACGTGCTTCAGGACACACACAAGGGCTTTTAAGCAGGTATAAGAATATGTTGGCTCAAGAGGGCTCTAATCGTATTGCAGCAGAGCAAAAACTTATGGACGATCTAGGACTAGTACAACATCAGGTTGACCAAAATGGGCGAGATATTAAGACTAATCTGGTAAGTATGAAGACTTTTGAAAATCAGATGAACGAGATTCAAAATTTTGCCAACGATATGACTAATTGGGTCATGGGATCTGGTTCAGGAGTTATTCAAGCTAATCCTAATTGGCAGGAACCGACTTCTTTATCGGCTAGAACCGCTAACGGTGGATACATGTACTTTAGTGGCAATGGCTTGGTATTCACTGATTCTAGTGGTCAAGAAATACCAAGATCGGGTATTGATTCCGAAGGTCGTATATATGCTGATGCAATTAAAGCTGGGACGATCGAGGCTGTTAACATTAAATCATGCTTGGTTGAAAGTGCTCTAACTATTGGTACTGAGGGAGGATCAATGAACATTTACATTGGGACTGAAAATCCAAGAAGTCAACTAAAACCTTACAATGGTGGTAACGTTATTTGGGTAATGTCCGATGGCTATCAATCAATGATGTCATCAGGTCAATTTGCAGTAACAGATGGAGGAAATGAAACCAGAATCCACCCCGCTTACATAGAAGTTAATGGCTATCATGTAGTAACTGAAGGTAACATTAACTATTATTTAAGAAATGCAGTTACGCCGAGTGCGGTTAGAGAAGCTCTTGGTATACCTGATGGCATGAATGTAGTTTATGATGGTGGGCAATATTCTCATTTGTCTACATACATTAGACACCACATTCCAGCTCGATATCGTACAGGACTATAGGAGAAGAAATGAATAATAATCAAAATAAAAGCTTAGAGTTTACTCTTGCTGGTAATTTAGGTAATATGATTGGTCAGCAAGCTTTACAAGTTGCGCATTTACAAGTTGCACTCAAAGAAAAAAATGAAGAAGTGAAGCAAAAGGATAATTTGATTGCTGAATTGAAACATCAAATTGAGTCATTGCAAAAGAGAGGTGGTGTAGATGACAAACGACAAATTAGTACTAAACATCAGCAAAATTAACATTTTGCCTGATTCAACACGGCTGAAATATGGCCAAGATGAGCGGGGAAAACAAGTTGACGTTACTATAATTGGAAACGATGGCTCTACCGCTTACGACTTAACTGGCAAAAAAATCATTTTTTCAGAAATTAAGGATGGCGGGAAGATCATCATAGATGATGAAATAAGCCACTTCATCAGAACAGCTGATAATGATAAAATCGGTAAATTTACATATGTGTTTGTTGATCAAACTTATCAGCAATCTGGTGAGGCACATTTCGAATTTACAACCGATATAGAGCATGTTGATACGACAATTAATTTTGATATTTCAATTGTAAATTCTGCTCAACTTAAGCCTGATAACACTTCGTATGTAAGCTCTTTGATCGCATTAGAAGCCCACTATAGGGCAACTATTGCCAATACTGAAACTCAAACGCAAAACCTGATTAATAGCCTGACTGATAAAATCAATCAGGCTATTTCTAATGGGCAAAGAGATGTAGCTAATCAGCTTACTGACATGCGGAACCAACTTCAAGCGATTCAAAACCGAGAAAATGGTTTAATTCAAAATTGGACTGCTGATTTCAACACTCGTAAAGCTGATTTTGATAAGTTAAAGTCAGATTGGCAGGAGCAATCTAAATCAATTTCAGACAGTTATCAAGCTAAGATCAATGAAATCAACACACAAGCTCAATCTCAGCATGATCAAATTCAGACTGCAGCTGATCAGCAACTCCAAGCTAATAAATCTGCTAGTGATGCAGAGCTGGCTAAAATTAGATCAGATGCACAGACACAACACGACCAGATTGAAAAAGCTAAAAATGATGCAATTGCAGAGATCACATCTCAAAGGGATGCTGCGATTAGTCAGGCAAATGCTGACTTTAAGCTTAAGATTGATGCTTTTCAAAAAGACTATGATGCATGGAAGTCAACCACATTGGCTGACTTTACTAAGCAATTAGCTGACATCAAGACCAACATCAGCAATGATCAAAGCACGCTAAAAGACTTTGACAAGCAACTTGATTATACAAAGCAAGAACTGGCTGATATGGCTAAACAGCTTGATAGCCTAGATTTCACTAAATTCGTAACCGGTGATCAATTTAAAGAAGCAATGGCGAAAAAGGCTTCCGGTTTGAAAGTAAGAGGATTGAGGGGTGATTATGTTATGGCAGTAGATACAACAACGAGTAATATCGATGGTACGCCTGCAGGTAACGGCTCTGGTTTAATTGATTCAACTGTTTTGGCTGGGGTAATGCAAACTATCAGTGATGCTATCTTGGGTAAAAATCACTACACAAAGGCTGAGGTTGACAACTTACTTAAGGGAGTTAAGGATCAGCTTCAGCCTTTGATTGAGCAAATTGGCGATCTACAAACAGAAAATAATAATTTGAAGAATGTTAACACACAATTGCAACAACAAAATGACAATTTGCAAAAGCAAGTAACTAAGCTAACACCTGTTCATGTAACAAGTGAGGCAGATGTAGCAAAGCAAGATGCTTTTTGGGTAATTGTAGATGACTAACGATTTTATGCAACGACAGTCTTTTTAAGACTGTTTTTTTATTTTGGAAAGGAGAAAACATGGCAAGATTTTTTAAGAATAAGAGGTGGCCTAGATGAGTATTTTTGTAGATAAACAAAGACTATTAACCTCATCCGATACTTTAAGTGGTGGCGTAAATCTTTTTCGTAACACTGATAAGTTAGACAAGTTCTGGAGTGCATTTGCTAGTGGTTGGGGTCAAGCAGAAGAATCAGCAAAATTCGCTTCAACTGTTAATCATGAATTAATTGCAACTAAATCTGTATTCCATACTGCGAATGATAGTGCAATGCATGCGACAATATGCTGTAGCCAACAAATTTATCTTGAAACAGGCGTTTATACTGTTAGCTTTGTAGCTAGAAACAACGGAACAAATCCACCAGGTTTTAGCTTAGAACTGTTTTCGGATTATACGGATAAACATGGTGGTGCCCCCTTAGGTTCTACTCGTACCAATTTAACTAACATTTGGCAACGATACAGCATTACTTTTAGAATCACCGAAGCAGGTACATATGGTAACTGGCGGATACTACATAATGCTGACACGCCAGTAGCCGGTGGATCACTTTACTATGCTAATCTTAAGCTGGAACGTGGGTCTATTGCTACAGATTGGTGCCCTAACTATGCCGATTATTATGATGACTTACAAAATCAAATCAACGAACTAAAAAAGCAAATTCCAGGGAGGTAAAGCCCCGCTATAGGTTTTACTACGCTACTTCTGTAAAGGAGACTCTCGTTTTTTTATGAAGAACGATAGTAGACCGCCACCAGCGGTCTTTTTTGATACAAAAAAATCATAGTTATAGAAAGGAAAAATTATGACAGAAGATCAAAAACAACCAGTAGCAAATGCTACTGAAAACCAAACAACTAATACCGAACAAAAGCCTAAGACTCTAGGCGACATTTTGCCTGGTGAAGGAACTAACCTTGTTTATGTATCAGGTATGCTTCAAGGCCAGCAAGTCAACTGCGAGGGACCAATCGAATATACTCGTAAGCTTACACATCCGCAATGGCCATTCATTCCAGCCTTGCCACAGTATGACCCAAGCAAGTGCAAGACTCCAAAATTTGATTGGGGTAAAGGCGAATGGGTAGATGAAAGCGAAGAAGCCAGAGTTAAACAATTAAACGACTTGACGGAAAAAGTTGCTTCAATCACAACAGATGTGGGCAAGATTCAAGAAACTCAACAAGTTGCCGCACAAGAAAAAGAAGCTAGTGACAAGAAAGATGATCAAGTCTTTAAGCTAATTTCTGCTATGAATGTTCAATTAGGCGCTATCAATACTAAGCTTAATCAAGTTACTTCTAAGAATGATAATACTTATGTTAAGCCTACTGCACCTGCTCAAAATACTCAAAATAGTGCAATCACTGAAGGAGGTGTTCAATAATGTTTGAAATTTACAAAATGGAATTCGACATTGGAATCGTAACCGCTGTTGATCTTAAGAGCTACATTGGCATGGGAATTCTTAGTCAACCCGACTATGAAAGAATTGTGGGTGATAATCATGATCAAGCAAACGATTCACAACCTGTTCAAGAATAGTTGGTATGTAATCCTTGGAATTGCTAATTGTTTAGTAAGCTATGACTTGCTAACAAACGGACACTTCTTTTTCTGGCCACCACAATTTAGAAATTTAATGAATGACGATCGTGCTGATTGGATTTTTCTGATTATTGGAATCGCATTTTTTATTTATGCGGCTATTGATCGATACAGCAACTGGATAATTACTTTTTTACTAGCTGTATCTGCTGCGTTCTATACCTTGCTAGGCTTTTTAGCATGGGAACACATGCAATTTGCAGGGGTGTCTAGTATGGGTGTAACTGCTTCACTATGTTTTGTGATGGTTCTAGTGATTTTAAATGTAGCCAGAAACCGAGATACGCACAGATAGGAGGTGGTTAGCTTGCATGACATTGGTTCACTTTCGCAAGCTATAATGCCTTACGCTGCGGCTATTTTGACTGTTTTTTTAAGCTATAGAAGAGGTAGTAAGGAAGATGAGAACGACCGCTTAGCTAAACGTAATAAAACATTAACTGAGCGGATTGATCAATTAACGAGAGAAAATGATAAATTAAGAAAGGAATTGGACAAAAAATGACGATTAAAGATTGGATTTACTTAGACATTACTGTGGCAAGCTATATCATTGCTGTAGTTGCTGGCGTTTATGCTAAGGACAAAGCTAAGATTAATCGCACCACACGTGCTGGCCAAGCCTACGATGTACTAGGCAAAGTTGCGACTAATGCGGTCCACGAAGTTGAATTCCTGGGTGGCACTAGCAAGGAAAAGCGTCAAATGGGTTATGAACTGATTAATCAAGCTTTGCATTACATGGGCATTAATGATGTGACAGCTAACATGATCTATGGTGCTCTTGAAAAAGCTGTAGCTGCTATGCATTTAGCCGACGTTGAAGAATTGGAAAAGGATCCTGCTGTAAATCAAGATGTGGACGAAAAAGACATCATGCAACCAGTTGATCAATTGCCAAAGCCTGAAAAAGTTGCACCAGCAGAACCAGCTAAGGACGTGACTGCAGATGACAAGTAGACAATTAGGTGTGGACGTTGCCGTATATCAGGGAACAAGCATGACTGCTTATCATAATGCTGGTGCTAAGTTCGGTATCGCTAAGCTGACTGAGGGAACAAACTATGTCAATCCCAAAGCCCATTATCAAATTAAGTCATTGCATGCTAATCACATGTACGTTCACGCTTACCACTTCGCTACGTTTGGTTATAGTGTTAGTCGGGCAAAGCTTGAAGGTAAAGCCTTTGTTAAGCGTGCTAAAGCCGAAAATATCAGCAAAAAGCGTTTCTTATGGCTTGACTGGGAATCAGGTAGCGGTAATTGCGTTACTGGTGGCAAGGCTGCAAGCACTAAAGCAATTTTAGCGTTTATGAAAGTCTGTCATGATGCTGGTTATAAAGTCGGCTTGTACTCTGGTGCTAGTTTGTTACGCAATAATATTGACACTAAGCAGATTGTAAAGAAGTACGGCACCTGCATCTGGGTTGCGTCTTATCCAACCGATCTAGCATATACGCCAAACTTTAACTACTTCCCTTCAATGGACGGTGTAGCTATTTGGCAATTCTGTGATAACTGGAAAGGTCTTGGTGTAGATGGGAATATTAGCTTAATTGATCTCCACAAAGACAGTGCTGGTAAAAAGGTAACTAAGCCAGCTGAAAAGCCTAAGCCAAAGCCAGAAAAGAAAACTGGCGTAGTATATGCACCTGTGATCAATCGCAACCCCAACTGGATGATTCAATTGATGGACGGTAATGGTCATTACACTGGTAAGTACATCAAGACAAATACGAGATGGAAATATTTTGACGTGAAGACGATTAAAGGTATGAAATGTTATAAGCTAGGTACTGACAAGCAATGGGTACCTGCAAAGTTTTTAAAAGTAATTGAATAAAAAGGAGTTGAAAAACTCCAAATATCGTGCTAAAAAGCCACTTTGTAGACAAAAGTCTATGAGGTGGCTTTTTTGCGTTATATATAGTGTTGAGACGGTGATTCTATGGTCATCTAATTTATTTTTGATTGATAATTAATTTACTGGAATGCTACAAAAGATCTGGAGCAAATCAAAAAAATGCATTGAACAAAAAGAAAAAAGATTAAAAATCCAGAGTAATTTAATGTAGTATATTGTTTGTGAGGTGAAACGATGGATTACTTGAACAGACTAATCGAAAAAGACAGATACGAAACTTATCTTACAAGAAAAAATATTTTAGAAGATTTAATTGAACAAACCTTCAAAATTCTTAAGTCTTCAACTGACTCTAATGAAGTCAAAGAAGAAGCTAAAAAAATAGTAGACTATCGTCTACAGCTGATAGATGTAAACGAATACCTTAAAAAAGTAAATAGTGGTTTACTATCGCTGACAGAAAAGAAGCCATCTTAGAGGGATAACCTCTGAGATAGCTCTTTTATTTTTGACCGAAAAATGACCGAAAAAAGCAGAAAAAATAAAATTGCCGTGAACTGCTTTTTAGTTAGTTTTCTTAATTTGAAAAGCCTAGAAAAACTTTGAAATATAAACTATAAAACCCCTCATCTCCATCGAATGAAAAAAGTCTTGTTAGGATATGATTCCTAGCAAGGCTTTTATTTTTATGTATCAATAACTATTAGTTATAGTATCCTTTCAAAAATAAGTATTTTGAAGGAGAAAGAATTCTTTATGGCGTTAATAATGCTGAACTTGAAGGTATTACTTTTGGAAAAGGTAAATCTCCTTTAAAAGAAGCAAAAAATATTCAGTTAAAGGATTCAATTTTTACATGGAAATATCCTTTGTGGTATGACGATAACGTAAAAGTCGAAAACACTACATTTGAAACCATGTCTAGAATTGGAATTTGGTATACCAAAAATATTTTGATGAAAAATAGTGCCTTGCAAGCGCCTAAATTATTTAGAAGAGCAAGTCATATTAAGTTAGATAATGTCCATTTTGTCGATGCGGAAGAAACAATGTGGACATGTAACGATATAAAAATTACTAACTCTCAAATTAATGGAGATCATTTTGGTAAAGATAGCAAAAATATTTACCTTGATCACGTTAGCGTAGTTGGTAATTATGTTTTTTTATGGTGCAGAAAATATTGA